TGGGATTATTGGCACTTTTGACCTTATCACAGATGTTATAGCTAATTTGATTTCAGTAATAGCTGATTTGCTTGGTGTAGACATAACACCATTTGCAAATGGTGCAAACACTGCAGTCAATGGGATTATTGGCACTTTTGACCTTATCACAGATGTTATAGCTAATTTGATTTCAGTAATAGCTGATTTGCTTGGTGTAGACATAACACCATTTGCAAATGCATTCAAAGATGCTTTTGATGACATATCAAAAAGTATAGAAGCTATGATAGGATACATAGAAGACAGTATAGCTTCGATACCGTCCATTTCAGAGGCTTACGATAGTGTGTTTGGCAGTCCGTCATTATCAGCACCAACACCACAAACTCAAGCGGCAATAGGTGCTACAGCTAGCATTAATCAATCTACGAATATCACAGTCAATGGCTCAACGAACCCGAACGAGACAGCAAGTGCAATAGCTAGCAAACAGAGTGGTGTCAACTCTTCTTTATCACGAAATTTAAAAGGAGCGACGAGGTAATGGCTTTTTTAGACATAGTGGAGTCATTTATACCAAACGCTGGGGTTATACTTAACCAATTAGGGTCTTTTATACCTGACATAAACATCGCCAGCCTAAGAAGCATTAATGGCGTAATTCCAAATGTGCTGATAGAAGAGGTACACACAGACGAAATAGAACTCACACAGCATCCAGTTCAAGAGGGTGCTACGATTACAGACCACAAGTTCAAGAAGCCTAAAATCCTTAAAATGTCAGTTTTATTTGATGGATTTACTCAAGGAATTTATCAATTATTGCTAGAGATGCAAGAAAGCAATGAGTTGCTAGTTGTTGTGACTGGTAGGCGTGTTTATGAAAATATGCAAATAAAATCTCTAATAGTCGTGACAAATAAAGACACTAATTTTATTTTGAAGATTGATATTGAACTTGTTGAAATTATCATAGTTTCAGTATCTGTAACTGAATCTAATTCTGTTGCATCTGTAGATAAACAGGCTATGCCAACAAAAACTAGCAAAACCCAAAAAATAGGGGCAAAAAAAGTGCAGCAAGTCAAAGACGCTGGCAAGAGTGAGCAGGTTAACAAATCTGCATTAAAGGTACTTTTTGGCTGAGTTTTTAATACCACTAACCAATCAACCACAGGAGTTTTCAATCTCTATTGAAAATCGTGAACTCACTATTTTTCAGCGGTGGAACGAATTTTGCAATAGCTGGATGATTGACATATCAGACACAATATCAAACACGCCACTCATCGCAGGTGTCCCACTTGTCGCAGGCGTTGATTTGCTTGAGCCGTTCCCAAATTTAGGATTTAAAGGGGTGCTTATTGTGTATACAGACGGTGACTCAAACGCGATACCTACTTTTGAGAACTTGGGCATCGGCTCAAATTTGTACTATGTTACGGTGTAATTTTGAGACAATTTATAAGAAAATTTAGCTTAGTAATCGGCGGTGAAGATGACGCGCTGGATGTTTCAGAGTTAAGATGCACCTTTACCGTTAAAAAAACATCTGCACAAACGCCAAATGAGGCACAGATACGGGTTTATAACCTATCTAGCGAAACAGCATCAAAGATACAAAAAGAGTTTACATTTATAACGCTACAAGCTGGATATGAAGATAATTTTTCGGTCATTTTCAATGGCACAGCTAAACAAATAAAGATTGGCAGGGAAAGTTCTACGGATACATACCTTGAAATACTTGCATCTGACGGCGATTTGGCATATAATTTTTCAGTAGTGAACACCACACTCGCTGCAGGTTCTACAACTAGCGACCACATCAAAGCAGCAGGTGACTCTATGAGTGAACACGGGGTAACAACGGGGCACATTGGCGACACTGGCGGTACTAAGTTAGCGCGCGGTAAGGTCATGTTTGGGAACGCAAGAGACTATTTGAGACAATCTTCACAAAACTCCGATTCCGACTGGTCAATCCAAGATGGGAAATTGCAGGTTGTGCCCGTAACTGGGCTACTACCAACACAAGCGGTTGTTTTAACTGCAAAAACAGGTCTTATCGGGACACCAGAGCAGACAAACGAGGGCATACAAGCAAAAGCCCTTTTAAACCCACTCATAAAGATAGATGCTAAAGTAGTCATCGACAACAAGTCTGTTGAAGAGGCTACAATCTCTGAAAATAAAACTACTGAAACAGGTCAAAAAAAAGAGCCTGCAAATAAGCCAGCGATGATTGCAAATGATGGTGAGTACAAGGTAATAAAAGTCGAGTACAACGGCGACACGCGAGGTGTTGAATGGTACTGTGATATTGTGTGTCTCGCTATTGACAGCACTACCAACAAAACAACAAGCAAAAATTAGGGGAGGTACAGAATGGATAGAAGAGAACGCATAGGAGATGATGAAGAGACGCTTAGGACATCGTTCGATTCACAACTAGCAAATTTGTGGACGGCTTTACCTGCCATAGTAACATCGGTTGATTTTGGTAAAATGACTATTTCAGCACAACTAGCTATAAAAGCGTCAGTATCTAACCAAACGGGGGACACAACTACCACAAGTTTGCCAATGTTGGTAGATGTACCAATTTGTATACCAAATGCAGGGGGGTTCGCGTTAACACTTCCAGTACAAAAAGGCGATGAGGTGCTAATAGTCTTTGGCTCAAGATGCATTGACGGTTGGTGGCAGTCAGGAGGTACACAAAAGCAGATGGAATTCAGGATGCACGATTTGAGTGATGGTTTTGCTATTGTGGGTATTTCGTCTGTGCCGAATGTAATACCAAACATAAGCGCGACTAATGCGCAACTTAGAACGAAAGATGGTGGAACTTTTATAGAGATAACCCCAAGTGGTGCAGTTAACATCACAGCACCACAGGCACTAAGCATTACATCACCAAATGTGACGATGAGTGGGACGCTTACCGTTCAAGGCGTCATTGTTTCAAATGAAGATGTAATATCGGGTGGAATTAGCGGTAAATCGCACACACATAGCGGTGTCACTAGTGGCACTGAAAGCACTGGAGTACCACAATGACATACAGAAAACTAGATAAAAACGGAGATTATTCACATGGAGCTTTCCATAAAAACAGCGTAGATGCAGTTGCACAGGCAGTTATGACGCGTCTTAAACTGTGGACGGGCGAATGGTTTATTGATACTCAAGAGGGCACGCCGTATATGCAAAAAATATTAGGGAAATACACACTTAGCAATGTAGACTCGGTCATTAGAGAAAGAATATTGAAAACAGAGGGGGTTATTGAAATAATTGATTTTACTTCTTATTTTAATTCGGAGTTGAGAAACTACTCAATAACTGTTAAAATATCTACAATTTACGGTGAAGGAGTAATCGATGGCGTTATCTAATCTTGTTTATATCGATGAAACTGGATACCATTACCCAGATTATTCAAATGTTTTAAAGTGGTATCAAGAGCAGTATAAAAGCATTTTCGGTGCAGATGTTTATTTAGGGGCAGACTCGCAAGATGGTCAGCTTTTAACATTGTTTGCAACTGCATCTTATGATGTCATGTCTCTAGGTAGCACGCTATTTAATTCATTTTCGCCACAGTTTTCGCAAGGCATACAACTATCAAAAAATGTGAAGATTAACGGGATAACACGACTAGAAGCGACACTTTCTACAGTGGACTTAAAGATAATAGGCACAAGTGGCACAGTCATAACTAATGGCAAAGTTGAAGATGTGGCAGGGGATAAATGGCTTTTGCCTGTTACGGTCACAATCCCGTTATCGGGTGAGATAACTGTGACCGCTGTTTCTGAATTTGAGGGTGCATACGCCGTCGGGGCTAACGCTATAACAAAAATATCGACTCCAACACTAGGTTGGCAAACAGTTACAAACTTAACCGCGTCTGTTTCAGGTCGTGATTATGAAACAGACGCCGAACTAAGAATTAGGCAAAAAAAATCTACGGCACAACCATCGCAAACCGTTTATAGTGGGATAATCGGTGGTATTCTGAATATTGACGGGGTTGATAAAGCTGAATTGTATGAAAACGACACGGATTTAACAGACGAAGACGGGATACCACCACATACAATATCTGCCGTTGTCCATGGGGGGGACTCACAAACTATAGGCGAAGCCATAGCCCTAAGAAAAACCATAGGATGTGGAACTTTCGGCACAACATCGGTAGTAGTATCCGATTCTATCGGCATACCAAAAACAATAAACTTCAACAGACCGACAACCGCTACAATAAAAGTAAATATCGCCATAAAAACGCTTTTTGGATGGTCACAATCTTACGCTTCAGACATTCAAAACGCAATCATCGCACACATTGACGCTCTGAGCATCGGTGAAGATATTATCTTTGTTAAGCTTTATGTGCCCGCAAATCTAGCAGGAACGCTAGCTTTTGAGTCATTTGACATTGCATCTATGACAATAGCTAAAAATACGGGAGCTTTTGGCAGTGCAAACATACCTATTCTGTTTAATGAAATTGCAAGCATTACAGCAACTGACATAAATGTGACATTGATATGACAATTGAAGATTATACATCACTCATAACATCGCAGCATAGCGATAAACCAAAATTTTTAACATTGGTTGAGTCGGTGATTTCACCGATTTTGGATACCCAAAATTTACCGTGGAGCGATGAGTATGATGTGGACACAGCGACGGGCGTGTCACTTGATTACATTGGAGAGTGGGTAGGTATAAGTCGAGATTTGGACATACCAATTTCAGGCGTGTATTTTGAGTGGGGCGGTACTGACGCTACGGGATGGGGTAGTGGCGTTTGGAAAGGTGTATTTGACCCTGATACGGGGATAATATCTCTACCAGATGATAGTTATAGAACGGTTATAAAAATGAAGATTGCATCAAACAGCTGGGACGGTACAGTTGAGTCAGCTTACGCGATTTGGCGTGGTGTTCTTCAGAATAGCATCATCATCATAGAAGACCATCAAGATATGTCAATGTCAATTTCAATTTCGGGCACTGCATTAAGTGCAATTGACGAAGCTCTTCTTAGGAATGGTTATTTGACGCTTAAACCAATTGGCGTTAGAATAAGGTCTTATGCTACTATTATCGAAGATGGAAGTATTTTCGCATGGGACATTGAAAATGATGCACTCTCAGGTTGGGATGAGGGTCAATGGTTTCTACAAATTTAAAAAAGGACAAATATGGCAATAAATGAAATATTAAAATTCTGTGATACGAACACTGGTACAAACTTACTAACACAATCAGAATATGATGCAGACACACAAAGAACAACAGGAAATCAACCGGGTGTTGCGCGTTTAAAGCTTGTGAACAAAGCTTTAAAACAAACCACTCTAGTGAGTGCAACTTTGGCAAAGTTCATAGCAGATAATCAGGTTGAAGCAGTGGTGGATACTTTGACAGAAGTACAACTAAGCACTATGCTACAAGAAGCATTACTTGATTTAGTAGGCACACAATACGCACCACTATACAGACCAACATTCACAGAAACTATCACTGTTGATAGCAATGGTGACGAGGGTGGACAGTTGAACCTAAAAAAAGGCACATTAGATAATCTTATTGCAGGCGATAATGTCATCATTGACTTAGCTTCCAACAACATTCGCATATTTGAAGATGGCGGTAACTATAGAGGGCTTTCAATCCCCATCACAAACATGAAGGACGGGATAGGCTCTGTAGTTGCTACTTTGGATGATGTGGATACAGCTAAAAATACGGTTGTATGGACTGGGCGGTCTAATACCGTACCTACGTCGATTTTAGTGGAAGGTGGCGTGTATGTAATTAACTTTAGTAACGGCGAAGCTGACTATAATTCGCGTGAGCTTTTTACCGTTACTTATGTCCACAACAGTTCTGCAGCTGGCATTTTGCGTTCTAGCTTAGTTAGTATTGATAGTAATCAATTTTGTGAAGTGAAAAAATCAGCCGGGTCAACAAACTTAATTTTTTCTGCATACACATCAACTGGCACTGCGGTTTCTACAGCTAACTTTCGTTTTTTATCAGTCACAAAATTAAATTAAATAAAAGGAAAGTCTATGCACTACAATGAGAGAATGAAAATAGCGAGGTTATTAGCATGAAAATATTGAGAATGTTTGCGTTGTTTATAGTAGCAAAGTTGATATTTACCACTGTGGGAATTTTGTCTTTTTTTGTAAATATCGTCAGAAAACCAATCATGGGTGAAAGTTTGGCAGACTACTTTATGACTCTTGCCATAGGTGAAGACCAATTAGGCGGTAGCTACTTGTACGCGACTGAAGACTACACCGTTTCAAGCTGGACATACAAACTACACGCTAAAGGTAACAATGTTTGGGCTACATCGTTCATGAACTTTATAGACTTTTTTGCGTGGGTGCTAGCAGGTCAAAAAGAGCATTGTAAAGATAGTTACGAATATGAAGCAGTTGAGTTGCTTGAGGGTGGCAAGTGATGACAAACGAAGAGAAGATAGCACATATCTTGGCAATACAAGAAATAACAAGCAAGAATGTGGACATAATAGCTGAAGATATGAAAGGACTCATCGCCACTATGCCACAACTGGCAAGATGGGATGAAAAATATAAAAGCATGGACAAGAGACTTATGCAAATAGAGACCACAATGTCGTGGATTTCAAAGGCAATAGGCGCGGCAGTAATCACAGCCGTAATGGCTTTAATCATAACAGTAAAATAAAGGATACGAAAATGATACCGATACTAGCAACACTGGCAGAAGCAGGATTATCGTACATAGCTGATGAAGTAGTGGGGATGACAAAAGCATCCGCTGAAGCGTTTATCAAAGACAAAACGGGAATTGATATTGATTTGAGT